CGGGATGGAGTAACCCAATTCACCGAGGAACGCCTGCACGTCTGCCGCTGTGATTGGGTCAGCCATGGTTATTTCGCCTTCTTGATAGCTTCTGCCAGTGCGGCTTCGGCATCGTCGGCGCGTTTTGTTTCTGCTGCCAGCGCGTCGGCGTGAGCCTTGTCTTTTGCTTCACCATCGGCGATTAGCTTTTGGTTCTGCTCCAGCGCGTCGGCGAGTTGCTTTTGCAGGCCAGACAGGTCGGCCGTCTGCGCGGACGGAGTTGCCACTTCGAAGGAAAGCTTCTCGCCTTTCTTCTTGTCGGTTTCCTTCGCCTTGCCAGCGCTGATCCAGCGCTCAGCCGTTGCGTCGTCAACATCCACCACCGAACCAACCTCCAGTTTGCGGAGATTGGCACCGGCGTGCAGGTTACTCGCCACGATTTCTACCAGTGCCATGATTTATCCTTAGCTTGATGCGTGAATAACGGAGTATTTGTTGTTGATGTCCTGCTTGACCATCAGCCCCATTGCACCCCAGGTGCGCCAGATGTAATCGCTGTTGTACTCCGGACGAGGAGAAGCGACGGTACCGATAGCCTGTCCGACGATCGGCGCGATAACGCCAGCGCCCAGCGGCACGATGACTATTTCGTTACCTGACAGCTGGCTGTCTTCTTTAATCGCCGCAACACCGGTCAGTTTCAGGATTTCATCCATGATGGTGCCGGACTGGAAGTTGTCGGAGAAATAGCGTTCCAGGTTGGAGATGATTTCGCCGGATACGTACCAGGTTTGCTCTGCATACTGGTTGTTTACGCGACGCATCTGATCACGCAGCGCGATTGCCCCGGCGCGGATAGCCTGAGACGTTGCGGTACCAGAGGTAAAGTCGATGTTAAGGCCGGAAGCGCCAAGGTCGATCTGCGCTACACGCTCATCGTCACGCAGCCCTTTCCAGGTCAGGCCGTCAAATACTGCGAAGTTGCCAGCCTTATCGCGGAAACCGTTGAAAATGTAATCAACGTAACGACGCTGAACGTCTTCAACGGAGCCACGCTGAGCATCCGACTGCGACTGCAATGCCTGTGGGCTATTGAAGATTGGATCACGCCATTCGAACTTAAAGCCCGAGTCGTGGATAGGCACCATAGTTCCATCGAAGGAATAGCTGCGGGCATCGAGTGCCTCACCGACCTGTCCGGACATGGATGTATGAGCCCAGCCGCGACCGCCGGTACGCGCGTAATCGTAACGGGATTGTTCGATGCGAACTGAGCGGGAAAGCGGCATCAGATCGTTCAGCAGGGTGAACTCGGTATTCGGCTCGAACTGCTGAAGCACCGTTGTGTCGAAAGCGCGGTACAGGCGGCGGATATCGTCAACTGCGTTCACCGCGTCGAGATAAGGGGCGTTTTCGGCATCGCCACGGAATTGAGTGCGCGCCAGAAAATCAGCGGCTGCCTGAGCGCTGGCGTTTCGCTCAACTTCGAGAGCGCGCCATTGCGCCTGGTTCACCGCGAGATTACCGGTCTTTTCACCGATAGACTTGGAGAATACGAACATATCTGCTCCTTATTTGATTACGACACGAAGCAGATCGCCTGCTGCCGTTGTGTATGATTTGTCTTCCTCGACGTAGCAGCGCACTGACTCGTCGGCAGCGGCCACTTTGACTCGGCCGTTTGCAATAGAGAGCGCCTGCCCCTTGGTGTAGGTGCCTGCTTCAGCACGAACGTTTAAGAACATGCCAGGCAGAGGTTGAATGCCTACGACCAGCTCGCCTGCAGGAATAGCGTCGTCCACTGACAGACAGCGCAGATAGTCTTTGTTGGCCACGTAGAGAATTGCGGCTTCATTACCATCAACAGAGGCCGTGAATTTGTCCGCCGCGCTGAAGAAGCCAATGGTGCCAGGAGGAGTAGATGCCGCAGCTGCGCCTTCACGGTTGAGCAGCGGATTAGGGAATACGCCACCGGCGTGGATTACGTGTTTTCCGTCTTTAGCCATTTTTTACTCCGGCATTTCGCTGACTGATTGGGTGTTGGTAGCCTGGTTGCGGAATGCACCGTTCAGGCCGAAAGATGTCTGGCACTTGGCGTACATCGCGTCGAGCGCCTTACCGTCCAGATCTGCGACTTCTTCATCGCTCATGTTCATCGCCAGCTTCACAGCTGAGCGCTTTTCGCCTTTCTCTTTGTCGGAGCTGGCATTCAACTGCGCTTTGAGTGGTTCTACGGCAGAGTTAACAGCGGCTGAGATAAGTTCCATCAACTTCTCGTTCTGCTGCTCATGCCCAGAGTTAGTGGCCTGCTCTTTTTTCTTGGGCTTGCCGGTTTCAGGATCGATTTCTTCATCGCCTTTTTTCTTGGCGGTAGCTTCTTCGGCCTTCATCTGGTTGTATGCGTCCATCAGCTCGGCGTCGGACTTGCCTTCGGTCGGCTTACCAGCGGCTTGCAGCGCATTGATAATCAGTTCTTTCATCGGATCGTTATCTCCGTTGGTTTTAATCTCGTACTCAGTGGGTTTGCGCACGACTTCTACAGGTTCGCCGACGAACACGGCCTTGCCGTCGTCATCGATGAGGTACTTCTGCTTCAGGTATTTGGTGTCATTGCGGTAGATGAAGCTGTCCGGCCACACCGTTTCAGGCCAAAGCCACTTATCTTCAGCGTCACCCTCACGCAGCTTGTCGCTGATGGCGCGGGAGATGTCGTCGAAAGAGAAGTTGGAGGCATTGGTGAAGAAGAATTTGGTTTTGTTAAGCAGGCCGTCGCGGGTGCAGTCGATACCATCAGCCAGGCGGGCAACTTCGATCTGTTGCTCATCACCTTCTGAGTTAACGAAGATGCCAACGCCATCCTCTGGCGTTCCGGCACCAGGCTCATCAAGCAGCACCGCCACATGATCAAACATCATATTGGTGGCGATCTCGTTGTACTTTTTGCCCTTCGATTCACCGTTGGCAGCAATGCCGGAATACAGCAGGCCGGTGGAGATGTGGATCGGGTCGGAGTTGGTGCCAGCCAGCATTTCATCCAGGCGGTTAATCAGGCGTTTGCCCTTCTCGCTCGACTCGGCGTACTGGCGGTTAACGTACATGTCGCCCGTCACCTTCCCTTCATTGTGGCTGACGTTCTGTAGCCAGGCCCCGACGTGGTACTCGTTCACCGCCCGGACATCGCGCGCCGACACATGCTTGCCGTCCACTTTCGGATGGCCCAGCGGCATCGGGTTACGCTCAAGCGTGTTGTAGGCCTTTTCGATTTCTGCTGCCGGGTACAACTTCCGGTTCATCACGATATCGTCCACGACAGGCGTGATGCCGCGAACCACGATATGTGGCTTGCCGTCGATGGTTTCAGTGGTGATGTTTGAAGCGGAGTTGACGACGGTCAGCACGTTCACGCGGTTGCGTTTCATGCTGGGTCCTCATTGGTGGATTTCAGGCAATAAAAAACCCGCCTGAGCGGGTCTTAAGGATTTCGTGCTTAACGAAATTTCAATTCTTTTTTTGCATCGTGAGCAATTTCGTTAATGACTTGTTGAAGCAACTTAATTCTCTCATCATAAATTTCTTCCTGAGGCATTCCTTCTTTGAACATTTCTCTTAATTTGGTGCTGGATTGCTCAAAAAAATGTTTTACCAAATCGTTAGTTTTAGCGCTAAGAGAAATGGGAGCCAGAGCCAACTGACGCTGTATGGCAATACGCAGACTTTCGCCCTTATCCCATGGGATATCTTCATCAAACATTGTAACTTTGCCTTGTCGCTCTCGACGATAATGACGCCTTACATCTTCGAAAAAAACTTGCAACTCAAAGAGATTTCCAACCAATTCGTTGTAGGATTGACTTTTCTTCTCCCACCATTTTTCATGATAAAAGCGTCTTAATGCAACATTCGCTGTCACTATTGCGGCAATGACACCAGTGATTATCCCAACTCCAGCTTTTGAGAGAAAATCCATAACATCAAATGAAACGGCGGGCATGCGGTCGCTCCGGTTGTAATGATTTCTTTGTAGATTATCATTTTTTCCATGACTTTCCCTCCTGGGATAGCTTATCAGCCAGCCCCTCGTTAAAGATGCTGCCGTCGTCGTTGAGCAGCACCGGAATCTGGCTGCAGTAGCAGTTATATCGGTTGCCGTTCTCGGCGTAGAAGTCGCGCACTTCTTCCGTGGTATAGACCTTGCCGTGACGGCTGGCGTGCCAGCTGCGAGTGGTTGGTTTGAGTGCTGACAGCCACATCAGGCCGGTATTCAGCCCCAGCCTGTCAGCAGCCCAGTCCGTTTCATTCCATTGTGCCTGCCGCAACGCGCCGACCTGCTCAGTCTGAGCGATGGTCTTGGCCTTCGACATCGACACATCGAGACGCTTGCTGATGACGCTGGCCGTCTCACGAGGATTCACGCCGCGCGCTACCGCATCGGTGATGATGTTGGTCAGGTCGCCTCGGGCGGTGTCACTGATGACTTTCCAGTCGCTGAACGTTGTCAGTCTGGCCGCCGATATCTGGTTCAGATAACCGGGGCTGCTTAAAAGTTGCTGTAGCGTGGTCTGGCTGGCGTAAACCTGCGACTGCACCGACAGGTTGGTGAAGGCATTTAGCGTTCCTCGGTCATACTCCGCAATGACGTAGTCCATCGCCCATAGATTCTGGCTGCCTCCATCAAGAAGCTCATCATCCAGAATCGACTGAACTACCTGCAGCAGGTCGGCCAGTTCAGCGGCGGTCATGTCATAGATGAACTTTCCGGCATTGACCTGATACAGCGAAGGTTCTGCACCTTCGTTGTTGCACATCATCCATGACCGCTGCGCGTTCGCCTCTCGCTGCTGTCCTGTCAGCCTTTGGTCAAAGAGTGCCTTTAGCCTGCGCTTGATGCTCAGATACCGGTCTTCGATATCGCTGAACATCCGGCTGACCTGCCGCGAGGACTGCGTAGGGTCAGCTTTATTGCGCGGTACGATTGGCGTCCCGATTCTGGTTTGCGCTGTCATCATCATCTGTCAGCGGATCCTTATCGGTTTGCTTTACATCGGGGTTAGGTGGCGACACGATCTTGCGAGGCTCCAGCTCGCCGACTGCGCGGATTTCGTTTTCATCCACCGCCGGTGTGCCGTATGCCTGCTGGGTATCTTTCGCCACGACAGCCATTGCCTGCATGTTGGCAATTTTCTCTTTTTCGCTCGGCGCGAGCAGATCAGACCATGCCAGCGTGACCTCTCCGGATGATGGCGGGTCAATGACACCAACCGTCCAGAAGCGCTCAAGGACGCTCTCGACGACCATCGACTGGAATCCCCAGCGGCGACCGTTGCAGCGCTTCGCCCAGTCTGTCTTGTCCTCATCGGAGGCAAGTCGCCCGGTCTGCTGACCGAACAGAATGGTGAACGGGCATTGAATCGAAGATGCAAACTCGTTGGCGGCTACTGTCCATGTAGGAGATGGATCTGCAGCTGCAACGGAGAGTACCGAAGGCGTACCGGCCTGCATTACCAGGGCCGCATCAGTGCCACGGTTCATCTTGGAGACTTTGTCGTTAAGCGCTTCTCCAAGGTCTTTGTAGCCAGCGTCTGTGGCTGCCTTGGTCAGATTCGCAATGTTGGTCTCTTTGTCGAACGCAATCCCAAGCTGACGACTGGCATTCTTCAGGAACCCTTCTGCGCTGCCGCCCGATACCTTTTCAAGGTCGAGCAGTTTGTTATACCCAGCGCGCAGAAATGGCACGCCGGAGAGCATGTTTTCGTCTTCGGAACCTTCGCAGAGAATGATGATTCGCTCGGGGTGTACGGTAACGCCGCGCACCGGGCCGTAGGTACCATCATCACCTACGGGCTGCTCGTTGAAGTTGTACGAAACAGGCTGGCCGTACGTTTCTGAAAGCGTGTCGGTGTCGAAGTTTCCAGGCTTTATCTGCGATTCCCACGCGGGGATCAGCTTAACAATGGGTCCGTTACCGATATTCCGTAGGGATTTAACCTTCGCTCGGTCGACTGGCTCGTGCCATTCCCTGCCGTCACGGAACTGAATGAGCAATGCCGAGTACCGGCCAACGAGATTACGGCGATCCGCATCCTTAATTTTCGGCCAGTGCTTCTTCAGCAGCTTAGTAGCTGACTTCTCCCAGTCCGTTGTCTCGGTTGACTCCTTGCCGTCGTCGCCATCGATGATCGTCGGGTTATCAACCCAGCACGAATCAAGAAGCTTATGGACGGCGGCAAACGCCACCGCGTTGCGCTCGTAGGCTCGATAGTAGCGGTCAAATTCGAGACTGTTGGGATAGCCGAACTCATCCCACAACTTCGTACGTTTGGTGTTTCCTGGCTGGCCTGCGTACAGCATGCGCTGCCGCCCTAAAGCATCAGCAAGGGCATTAACGAGGAACTGCTCCCCGGTGCTTAATTCACTCACTGATGAGCTCCTTAGAAGAATACTGCGCCGACCTGCTTGTGGTTGTTCTTCGCTACAGCAAAGTAACGGAAGCCGTCAGCACCGTGTGATGTGAAGTCATGAAGCGGTTTGTCTTTCCAGCACCCGCGCTTGTCGTCCCACTCCTTGCGGTAGCCTTCGAGGTGAGATATGCCCTCGGCACATTTCTCCTCATCGAAGACGCAGGATGGGAGAATTTCACGCACCGACTCAATGCCGGTATCGACACCCGTTTTCGGAACAACATTGAACGTCATCGAGTACACCTGGCCGTCGATTTCATAGCCTTCCTGCGCGAGCTCTTTGCGCGATTTGGCATCAGCGCCGAATTCGCGGTTCTCAATGTCGTGTGGGCCCCAGTGCTCGTCGTACTCGTAGCCGCGGTCTTTCAGCACCTTCATGTAGTGCCTCAGCCCCTCGCCGGAGTTTTCGTAGTAGTCGATGATGTGGAATTCATTGCCTACCTCGCGAACGAACCAGATGGCCGTGGAGTCGCCCACACCTATATCCCAGAACGTATGCACAGGGAGGTGCGAGTTATTCGGCAATTGGCCGATCCGCTTGTTGGTGTAGAGCCAGCGGAACTGTTTGGCGTAATACGCGCCCTCGACAGACTGCTGGAACGCCTCGGCCGGAATGGTCGGGTATTCGCGCTTCATGTCATCGCCGAGTGTTTTCTCTTTGGCGTAATACCAGGCTTTCTGGCGTTCATTGACTACTACGCCGTGCTTCGCTTCCATTTCAGCGAAGTACTCAAGCAGGCGCACAGGCAACGATTCGACCGGGTCGATTGCGTACTGCGGGTTCTTCCACCAGGAGAAGAAGAAAAACTTCCAGTCCAGCGCGGATAAGGGCTTACCCTGCAGCAACGCTTTCTCTGCCTTCTGGCAGTAATCGAAGAAGTAACCCGCCCGTCCCTCGGCTGTGCTCTCGATAGTAGCGAAGCATCCAGTCGAAACCGCCTCAAACGCACCAGTGACGATCTCGCGGGCTTTGTCCGGATACTTGGCGCATATCTTTCCGAACTCGGAAACGTGCAGATAGCGCAGCGTACCGCCACGAAATGACGTACTGACGTAGAGTGATCCGCCCTTCTTAAAGACGAGCTCACCAGAAGAGTCATTGCTAGCCGGGTTGGCCGCCTTTATCTCTGCGGGCAGCTTGTCGTATGCGTACTTCACCTTTTCGCGGAACAAGCGCTTTGCGTCATTCAACGTGTGAGCAATCAGCGCGCACTTCGCCGACTCGAACAGAGCCGCGTCGAGCTGGATGATGCACACTTCAGTGGTGAAGCCGAGCTGACGAGCTTTAAGGATGATGTTGCGGGTGTGGATCCCCTCGAAGTATTCCCGTTGCTCAGGCGTCATCCTGAACCGCGTCGGCTTTCCCTCTTTGTCGGTGATCCAGTAGAGATTGTTCAGCCGCCAGTCTTTGTCGGCCAGCAACTTGAGGTGCTCAGGTTTCATTACGCCCCCTGAGACAGTGAATCCATCAGGTCAGAAAGTTGCTTAACAGAGTTGTCGCCTTCCGGCCCGTCGATATCGTAGGCCTGACGCTCAAGCCCGATCAGATTCTTCAGCGCGTCGCTCAGTGCCTTAACCGACTTAACGCGCTCCGGCATGCTGATGACCTTGTGGTAAATCTCATTGAGCTTGTCCTGGCCCTTATCGTCAGGGTTGAACATCAACTCTCCGAGCTTCTCCAGTGCGGCCACGTCTGCGCACTCCGCGCCCAACTCATCAAACAGGGCGTTGGTTATCTGCCGGGCGCGCTTAATGTCGCCGCGATGCTCCATGCGGACGTTGGCAATTACCTCAGCCGTCGCCTCGATGAGTACGCGTTCGTTAAAAGTGACTTCACTGCGTACCTGTTTGCGTACCTCTGCTTTGCGTACCAGATCGTCAGCGCGTTCTTTCACCTTCGCATTCAGATCACGCGACCAGTCGTCACGCTTTGCACGCTTACGGATAGCACCTTCGCTGATACCGTGTTGTGATGCTATTTCTCGGAGGGACATCACTCCGGCCCGGTACGCCGTCTCGATGGCCTCCCAGTCCGGTTTGCTCATTAGTTACTCCGTTGTTTGTTCTTCCGACTGCTCGGTTTGCTCTTCCGGTGCTGGCGTGAATTGCACGCGCTTAACATCGGCCGGAGCAAAAATACAGCCATTGACCCGTCTCGGTCGCCAGCGGCACAAAGCCATTTACCAGCACAGGCTGACGTCGTGACATCTTGCCCGTGAAGGTTTCGCCTGTTTGGGTGATTTGATAGATGTCTGACATAGATAGCCTCTTTATCCGCTTGAAGGGATGTTGGCGTGATTATCCGTTGCAGGGGATAATTTAAGACCACTATAGGACGTGGCGTCCAACAGTGTTGGACGTCCTACGCATGCCTTTAGAGACCAGTATAGAAGGGCCAATCCCGGCCATTCCATACATACTTTGAAAAGGAGACGACATGCTTACTTCCGATGACTGGGTTGCGATTCTGCACGCCCCAATCACATACGTACTTGTCCGGTTTGTGCTGAGCGTTATCCATCACAGGATAACTGGAAAGCCATTAGTTTGATAGTAGCGTTGCCATTACGATGAGCCTACCCAGGGTGATGGCAACAAAAAACCGCCCTTTGGCGGTTATTTAATTTTAGTGGCTATCCACTCACAGAATTTTTCCATGAGCTTTTCCATAGACTCCTCAGCGTCCGTTACTAATGGAATCATCCTTTGCAGTGCATTGGTTTTAGATAGATTTCCAGACTCGGATAACCCAAAGACTTTATTGCATGCATCAAGCTTTTCAAAGATTGTATCAACATCGACTTTAAAGTTTGGAAAGTAAAGCTTAATCAGTACGTCAACCTCACCATGAGTGGATGAGTTGATTTTTTCTTTTATGACTTGGTCCAATAGCTCTTCAGTGATGCTTCCTTGCAAGTAACCTAACCTCGCAGAGTAAAAGAAATAAATTTCTTTACTCCACTTTGTAAGTGCGAAGAAAGTTTGTTCACCCTTCTCACGCATTAGCTTTCTTGATTCTTTATCTGATTCAGCCTTAACTTGCTTATCCCATCGTTTCTCGGCAAAGAAATTCGTTAGGAGTGAGCCACCAAGCGCTCCTGTTAAACCAGCTAATCCAGTTATAACTGCGGCCCATGGAATTTGAGTAGCCATAGCAGCTGAATTTGTATCCATACATCCTCCCACTCAAAAGTGGGAATTTATCATTATTTAAGCCCCTTAGTGAAGAGCTTCTGTAATGACTTACAGCTTAACGATGTGGTCTGTCAGCTCTTCGAATTTGTCTCTGCCAACCGAATTGAGCAGGTTTACAAAGCCGCAAGCGAGAATGTAGAACAGTGACGTGAATACCCATCCGGAGTAAGACAGCATGACGAAGATGGCAGCCATAGTCACAAGGTTAATAAAATTCTTGATCGCGCCCTTTCGTTTGTAGTAGTTCTTCAGAGGGATAAGCATCTTGGCCCGTTCCATGGGGTCGCTCTCTTTCCTGGCCATGAATACAGCCACAAGGAACAGAGGCGAGGTGAAGCATGCAAGAGCGATGATCGCCCAGTATGCCGCCACGACGATGCTCATCAGTGAATGGTCGCCCTGTAATGTCGCGTAAACCAGCAGGCCAAACAGCCCCTAGACCAGCACGAATACAAAAGCAGTAGTCATCAACTTCTTCATATTTCACCTATAAGTTGCGAGCCTGGTCGCATAGATAAGCCACCCCGAGAGATAACGATTTATCTCAGGCTCGCTTCCTATAGGCTCTCGGTTGGTAATGCGCTGCGACGCGCATAAAAAAGCCCCGCGTGAGCGAGGCTGAAGATATGCTAATTTGCTTAGATTATGAACGCTAAATTGACTAAATTCAGAGACTATTTTTTTGAGACTGTAAATTTTTGAGCTGCTCTTCCATTTCTGCTTTCTTTTGCAAATCTGATTCGCCGCCGATTTGTGCCCGCAACTTATCTATTTTCATTTGAATGGCAAGTTTATTTTGTTGCCTAATTTGCTCATTACTTACTTCGTTGATAATTTTTGTTCGGACCGCATTACTTTTTTGCTCTAACTCGGCAAGATGCTGTTCAACATCAGCGAAAGCAGACGATGATACGAAAACAAATAGCGCACAAAGTATATGTTTCATGTAGTTTACCTATCCATCCTAAATGAAACTATTTTAATAATTTTTCCGCTTTTGTTCATAAAGTTAATGTTACATTTGGTTAATTAGTAGGCCATCCCTGCTGACCGTCAATGAATGCAAGATATAAGGTTCTATTTCTTCAAGCAGTTTGCCTGCCACGCTTTGTTCTGCGCCAGGATGTCACGTTTGGTCTGTTTATCCAGCACGCCGATATCGTGATCAGTCAGGTAAATAATTCGGGTCCACAGACACCCCGTATCAACTACCACCGGGGCGGGTGAAGTTTTCGCGCAGCTCGCGATCAACATCGTTATCAGGCATATGGTTAACGGTCTGCTGTACATTGCTGGCCTCTTTAGTGACTTCAGCTTTACGTTCTGCCACCGCAACGGTCGCCGCTGCGTTCTCTTCAGTGCGCTGCTGGTCGGCTTTCGCTTCCGCTTTGCTGGTGCCGCGAATATGGCCCAGGCCGAAAGCGCCAGCGATTGCCGCAATGACTGCTGCAGCAATACCAATTAAAGTTTCAACCCCCATAGTGACCTCACAGCAGAACTGATTTCGCCAGGTTAAACAGTGCGCGGCGTTTATCCAGCCCGTTACGGCCGCCGTTGATAAGCAGCGTGACGCGCTCCACGTCTCCGGAATGAAGCAGACAGCCGTGAGAGACATAGAACCATGCAGCGGAGCGAGCTGCATATTCATCCTGTTCCAGCAATTCAGGCTGGGTAACAAGGTCCAGCTTCAGCGCGTGGCCACAGTTGCGGTAATTGCTGAGCCCGGTGATTTGCTTCAGGCCGCGACCGCGATATTTCCAGCCATCACCGGAAACCTGATTGCCCAGGTGTTCTTTTCCCCACTCACCACCGTATACAAGATTGGCGATCGCTTTCTGGTTTGCCGGTTGCGTTGCCGTTCTGCCAAGTGCGTCGGCCTGCTGTTGCGTAATGCGGTGGCTGCCGAACGTCGGCACTAAGTTTTCAGCCGCGTAATTCAGATTTTCCACCAGCCGGGTAAATTTGGTGCTTTCATGCCCCATCTGGGCAATAAACATGGCCTGATCAAGCGGTGCGGTTATGCCGTATTCCTTCATGGCGGCGTCGATATGCAGAAACCAGCGCGCAGCTAACCCGGCGCAGATACCAGCCGCCTTTTGAAATTGTGATTGGTTCATTAATGCCTCAGATGATCAACCAGGCGTGCAACGTTGCCTCTGACGACCACCAGCACGGAAAGGAAAATAATGTTGGCCGCAATAGTGGCCCATGAGGAATGAGGATAAATGCCGCACAGATACGCCAGCGGCACAGCGCTGTACGTTACCGTAATCAGCCAGGCTAAACGCGAAACCCACGGACGGTGGCGTGAATCACCACGACGATAAAACATCAGGGTTATCACCACCCCGGCACATAGCAGAGCGTTTAATGTTGCGGTTGGGTCATTTAGTACCACCAGAACCTCCCCGGCGCGTTATCAGCGCCACCAGCGAGCCAATATCCTGGTTGTTCAGGAACGTCAGGATTTTGACAGCTAATGCAGAAATAATTACGGCACCGATGGCGTCCAGAGGCTTATCACTGTAACCAGTCCAGGCAGATAACTTTGAGCCCACCAGCCCGGAGCACAAGATCCCGGCGATATACGACACTATGAAATATGCCAGTCGGCGGGTTGCACTCAGATCCGCTGCTGTGGCGATGTAGAATACGGCCCCTGCAAATGCGCCAAACACCACACCATAATCTGTACCTGTAAGCAGGCCATAGATACTGGCACCCGTCAGAGCACCACCTGCTAAGCCAGTGCCAGAAATTGGATCGGACATCGGTCCCCCTCATTGCTGTGAATCCTCTCAGTTATTTGAGGGGAAATAAAAAAGGCCACCGGATGGCAGCCTTACTTGGTAAGTGTTTTTAATATCGCTTCATAGTTTTGACCGAGGCTCTTTCAGACCAGTCAGGTCGCTCACCAGCCATAATGGCACGCTGTTGAGATGGTGTCACCGACTGGGTTATTTCAGGCATTGACTTGTAATCTGGCTTTTGGGGAGGACTGATAACAACCTCAGAACTACAACCTGACAGGAGGAAAAATGCAAATACAGATGAATTAAACTTTATCACTTCAACCCCTTCCATTGGGATAAGATTTTGCAGAAATAACGTGGTGCCGGGTGCCTCCCGGTGCCCTTACCCCAGTCAGTAAAGGCGCGTGCATACATGCAAATGCAGTTGACTGGACGCCCTTTCGCTTAGAAAGGATTCACCACATACATAATTTATTTCTCAAGCATTCACGCCGTCAATAATTATCTCAACACGAAAAAAAGACCAGCAAGGAGTTGCTGGTCAGGGGTCATGCAGTTGTCTCTGCGTGTTAGGCGTGTCCACGCCAAGTGTTTTGAAGTATCGAGAGCATTATCGAATGCCACTTTAAATATAGCACTCCATGTGAAACTTTCACTGTGTCAAAGGCTATCAGAAATGACCTTTTACTCAGTGTAATTTACTGGATTTAATCAGCGGCCAGAGCTGAGCAATCACCCCGGCTACCAGCACACCATCAACGATGATAGAGCATCAGTGGTTTCTTAAGTTTCATCATCTTAGTTCCAGCGCTTCCTACCGCAAGTCGATCCCATAAAAAATGTCGATCTTTTTCAATATGTTAGGAGATATACTTAAGTGAAACGAAGAAAGCCCTTAAGGTTACTAAGGATGAGAATATGTGGATTGTAATTGATAGTTTAATTGACCCATCGACCGGCACCGTATTTTCTTGGATTACCTCTACCAACAAAATGAACCTGGTGCTCTGGCACAGTGGGGATATACATTTTCTACCTGGAGATGAGATAACTACTATCAACGAAGGTATTTGCAGGGCTTCAGAATATCAAAAGCATGCAATATATCATATAATGCCATTCACCCCATCACTGTGGTCAATATTAATATCCAGCCTAAACTGCCCGAAAAACAACAAGATTTTTTCAAACTGTCCAAATACTTGCCGTATAGGCCTTTGTTGTTACAAACGAGACAACTCATAATAACGTGCTAAATTATATTGGGGCTGTATTTTTTATCTTTTGGTCCACAAGCCACCAATATTGGTCCCTGTATAGGTCTCTTATCAAACTGGAAGGCTTATTAGGTCATAGCAATCATATAGTGCCCGCATTATGTTGCCGCCTACCAGAATCGAACTGGTGACACACTAATTACAAGTCAGGTGTTCTATCTGCTGAGCTAAGTCTGCAGTGGTCCGCCACCGGAGCCTCGAACCCCGTACCACAACACCTGGGTTGCCGCTCTTCCCGATGAGCTAGTGGCGGTTTGGTGGCCC